AGAAGATTCGCTGTACGGAAGAGCGCAGCCCTATTTCGACCGCTTGCCGATTGAGCTCGGCTCTGCGTTTGAGGACGCTGCACTATCCGGCGTTGCCGAAGGCGTCCTGCAAATCGGAATCGATGACGCGAGTCTCATCAACTCGATCAACCAACAAGCGAGCGATTGGGCGCGGTCGCGGGCCGCAGAACTCGTGGGCATGGCCTACGACGAGGAAGGAAATCTGGTTCCGAATCCGAACGCGCAGTGGGCCATCACGGAAACGACGCGCCAAGATTTGCGCGACATCATCGCCGACGCGTTCCTTGGAAACACGCGCCGCGAGGACATCCTCGCGAACATCAAGGCAGCGCTTGAAAGCTCGCGGATATTCTCCGATGCTCGCGCGAAGATGATTGCCCAAACGGAAATCGGCCGGGCGCAGATGGGAAGTTCGCTGAATGTCTGGCAGAAATCCGGCGTCGTGAAGAAAATAATTTGGGAAGCTGTCGGTGATAACCCGTGCCCGATCTGCCTTCTCAACGACGGCGAGGAGGTAGAGTTCGGACAGCCGTTTCCCTCTGGCGCGACCTCAACACTTGACTCTCACCCAAATTGTGCGTGCCTTGTCCGCGTGGTCGCCTTCAACTAGGGAATGTGAATCTTCCCGATTTTCGCTGGCACTCTAGCCGATGAAGCGATGCACGGCCGAAGCGTCGGCGGAAACGGGCACGGCGGTGCGACCGCCATCTGTTTCGGTCCACAGCCTGAGAATCCCACCAGGGCGAGCAGCACGGCCACTACCAATATATTTTTCATTTGAAATCTCCCTTTCGGCTGTTGCTTGCGCGGGGTGGTTTCGGTAGGATTCATCCAGCCTCGCGAAAGTCAGAGCCTTTCGTCTGGTCAGGGGCGGTCAGCATCCCTCGATGCTGGCCGTCCCGAACTGCCCGCATCCTATCCCCTCCGCCTAAGATATTCAAGCGCTTTTGAGGGCCATAGATGCCGTATGCCAGCGTCTCGGAAGTTCCCAATTACGTTCCGGCGGATAAACGAAAGCAGTGGCTCGACGTGTGGAACTCTGCCTATGAGCGCGCCAAGGGAACGGACAAGGAGCGCGAAAAGTCGGCTTTCGCGCAGGCAAACGGCGTCGCTGGACTGAACTCCGAAAAGGCCATCGTGAGCGACTTCCAGAAATTCTTCTTGCTCGAAAAGTACGACCCCTTTCAAGGAATCGCGACGGGCATCGCTACAGCCGAAACGGTCGACCGCGACAACGAAATCCTCGATTATGTGAAGTCGAAGCCGTTCTTTGAAGCCTGGAGCGAAAGCGTGCTCAAGGACTCGGGCGGGAAATCGTTCGGCAACTTGCGGCTCCAACACGACGACAAGAAAGTCGCCGGCAAGCTGAACGCCATCGAGTTCAACGATGAAGCGAAGATGATTCGTGTCGAAGCGAAAGTCATCGACCCTGTGGCCAAAGAACTTCTGCACGAAGGCGCTTTGACTGGATTCTCAATCGGCGGTCGCTATGTCAACAAGGTGAAACAGGCTGACGGGAATACGCGCTACGTCGCAGACCCGTGCGAAATCTCGGTTGTCGACAGGCCCGCGCTCCCAGAAGCCGTCTTCCAAGAAGTGAAGGCGGACGGCTCCTTCGAACTCCGCAAATTCCAGAAATACGAGGAGCCGAAAGACATCGCCGACCAGGAGCACAAGCTTGTCGAGCAGCACCTCGATGAAGCCTCGCCGAAATTGAAGGAGCACGTCATGGATGAGAAGAAGTGCCCGACCTGTGGGAAGCCTACTGATAAGTGCGAGTGCGCAGACAAGGCCGTGCGCTATCTCGTACCCGATGGCAAGCACCTGCCCGTGACCGATGAGAGCGGCAAGCCATCGCATTCTCACATGGGGGCGGCATGGGCGGCGCTGCACGGCGGCTACCGAGGAAACAAGTATGAAGGCCCCGACAAAGAGAAAGCCATTGCTGCGCTCACGGCGCTCTATCACAGCGAGGGCATGGAATTGCCGTCGGCCGAGAAGTCAATCGCCCTCCAAATCGACCTTGCCGACACGGTCGACATGATCAAGAACCTAGATATTGAAGACACTTCTGAGAGGGAAAAAGTTGTGGGCCTTCTCAAATCCCTCGAAGAGGAATTGAGGAAAAAGATGGAAAACGACAAGGACCTCACGCTTGACAAGGCCGCGCGGCATTCGATCCACCAGAAGATCATGGCCGCGAAAGCGCACATGGACGCGCACCTCGAGCATTGCCAGAAGGCGCACAAGGCCATGCACGCGCACCTGGACGGAATCCACAGGGTCCTCGGCGGGGGGCCGGAATCGATGGATGAGGGCGGTCACCCCGAAGAGGTCCAGCACGAGGATCCCGACAAGGTGAAGCAGGTCCCGGGCGGTTCTGACACCGCCGACAAGGGCTTCAAGTTCGTTGAGCAACTCGATGAGAAGGGCAACAAGACTGGCCTCTTCAAGCGCGTGCCCGTCAACCCTGCTCCGCTGACGGTGGAGGACATCCAGAAGGCCGTCATGGAGACGCTGCTCGCCGCGAAAAAGGCGGAAGCGGATGCGATCGGAGACCGCAGCAAGGTCACACCATTCCGGAAGGCCGAAGTCGCCGACAAGGGCACCGATGGCAAGTCCGCCGATGGGCAGGCCGAGAGCATGACCAAGGAGGACTGGGAGAAGTATGCCGCCGGCGACGCGGAAGCCATCAAGAAAGCGCAGCGTTGCACGGCGCAGAAGTGGCAACCCACTCCTTCGCGGCTGTCGGACCCGAATCGCTACCGGAAGGCTCAGTAGCAAACTGAAATTTTAAGTTTTCGTCAAAGTTTGAAATTTCGAGAGGACAAAGCCGATGGAACTGAACTCTGAAATTGCCGAGCTGGTGAAGCAATACGGAAGCGCCTTCACCAAGGCCCCGTCGATCACCACAGGCACGGGCCTGAACTTCCTGCCACTGGAAGAAGAAGCGCGGAACACTTATTCCGTGTTCCATCCTGTCCTCGGCATGATTCCCCGCGTGACGCCGGAAGAGCTTGGCCACGAGATCGGCGGACTCTTCGCGCAATGGAAGCAGATCACGGCTCCCGGCACGAACGTCCTGCCGTCGGTTCCTGAAGGTAGCCGCTCGGCTTACATCTCGATTCCGGCAGTCACGACCGCCGAGAACTTCGTCACCTTGGGCGTCGATGCTGCGGTGACATTCGAATCGCAATCGGCTGGCGTCGGCTTCAACGACAACCTCGGGACTGCGGATCTGGCCAAGCTGAACGTGCTCTTGAACCTCGAAGAGCGCATGGCCATCTTCGGCAACGCCGGGACGGGAGCGACCGGGCAAAACGGTTTCGTCCTCGGCACGCCTGTCGCGCCCGTTATTGCACTGGCCTCCGGGGGTGGGATCGGTTCCGGGAAATCGATTACCGTCGCCGTGGTTGCCCTGACAGGCTGGGGCGTTTACAACGCTTCAACGTTCGGCGCCGCTCTGACCCGCAAAGGGATCGCGCAGACGATTTCCTACACCTCTGCGGACGGCAACTCGGTCCTGAACAACGGCGGGACATCGCTGATCTCGGCGCCTTCGAACCTCGTGACCACGACCGTCGGCAGCCAGACCGTGACGGTCACTGTGACTCCGATCCCCGGCGCCTTCGGCTACGCGGCCTATGTCGACAGCACCACGAACGACTCCGTGTCGCCGACCTACGCGAACGCCTATTTCGCTGGCGTATTCACGACTTCCGTGTTCACGATCACCGCACTGCCTGCGACGACCGTGCAGCGCTTGAGCGACCTGACCGATACCGACTACTCCGCCAACCCGCCCTCGACCACAACCACAGGCGACTTCGACGGCATCTGCTCGTGGTATGCAGCCTCGCAGGGAGGCGCGCGTCCGGCCTACGTGAAGGACCTGGCCGGGGCGGCGCTGACCTCCGACGGCGCTGGCGGCATCACCCAGTTCGAGACGGCCATCGCGAACCAGTGGCAGACCTACCAGGTCACCCCGGACGCGATTCTCGTTTCAAGCGACCTCGTTCCTTACGTTCACCAGCGCATCCAGACGTCTCCTTCCGGCTCTGGCGCGGTGACCTTCTTCATGCGCTCCGGTGACCCGAACGGAAAGGTGACGGGCGGCGGGTTCGTCGAAGAGTACAAGTGCAAATTCTCAGCCTTCAGCCGTTCGAAAGTGCTGCCAATCCGCAACATCCCATGGCTCCCGGCCAACACGATTCTCATGCCGACCTTCAACAACCCCTATCCCGCGGCCGGTAACACGATTCCCGCCAATTTCCGGATGGTCTGCCGCGAGGGATACTACGGCCTGAAGTTCCCGTACACGAGCCGTATTCACTCAATGGGGATATTCGTAGAGGAAGGGCTCGAGTGCTACGTGCCTTGGGCGGGGATCCTTTTAACAAGCGTTGGCGACGCCTAACCCCGCGTCCTCGCGAGGGGCGGCTGGGTAAATCCCGGCCGCCCCTTTCCAAGATATTCAAGCGATTTATGTGAGTTCCGCTCCGACAGTTGACCCTCCCGAGCTGGTGTCCTTCGCCCTTGTCACGCTAGAGGACCTTCTCCAATGGGCCAACACCGGCCAACAGAATCCAGCCGCTGTCACGCCGTTCGCCACCGAGATCATCAATGGGCTGTCTCAAGCGCTCTATTGGGCCATTGGGCGCACGCCGCCCATGCTTACGGAGCCAACTTCCTTCACCGAGACCTACAACGGGAGCGGGAGCGACACGCTCTACCTGCTTAATGCCCCGATTATCAGCGTTGAGAGCGTCACCGTGGGGCCCATCGCGTTTCCGGCGTCGTCAGGCTATGGACAGGCCGGATATTTCGTCCAGCAGGACGGCAAGAGCATAGCGCTACGGTCTGGGGCGGTCTCAGGCTATCCGTTCCCCGCGCAGTACGGCTGGGGGCGACAGGGCTACAAGTTCGACCGTGGCCGCGGCAACGTTGTCGTGTCCTATACCGCCGGCTACGAGGAATGCCCTGCGGACATTTACCTCGCCGTGCTGAAGCAGGGGGCCATCTACCTCAACAAACGCCTCCGCGAGGACCTTGCGAGTTCGGTCATCCCGCAGACCGGCCAGAACAACTATCGGGCTTGGGCGATGCAGCCGGAGGTCCGCGAAATGCTGGTTCCTTACACCCGCACAGCCATGACGAACATCTTTGGCGCAGCCTGATGCCCATCACCGCGAACGTCGAAGGCTTCGAGCAGGCAAGTGAGCGGATGGCCGCGCGCGCTGCACGCGTCAGTGCGGCGCTCTACCAGAAGATTTTCAAGCTCTGCATCGAGGTCCAGACGAAGGTGCAGGGCAACCTCGCCGAGGGCATCGGCCTGAAATCGAGGCATGGGACCTCCGGACTTGCCGGCAGCGTACGCGTCACCGAACCGGTGACCGAGGGAACACAGATCACAGGAGAAGTCCAAGGCGGTGGAGGGCCCACTTGGTACGGCGGAATGTGGGAGTTCACAGGGCACGGCATCATCGTCCCCGTGACGAAGAGAGCGCTGCACTTTTTCGCGAACGGAAAAGAAGTTTTCACGACGCGCGTTTCGGCCCAAGGGCCGCGGCCGTGGATGATTCCGCCGTTCAACGAACTGAAGCCTTACATCGCTGCGGAAATTCGCGCTACAGCGATCGCCGCCGCGAAGGGCGAGGATGCCGCAGGTGGCTAACCAGACTAGGGCAAATATCGACGCGGCGCTCCTCGCGCAACTCCAAGCCGCCTACAACTGGGCGATTCCTTGTTCCATGCACTTTCGGCCGTGGGACGGACAGGACAAGGTCGACGCGACGGACCAGCCGTGCCTCTTCCTGCGGCGCCCGGTTGAGGACATCAGCCAGACCCGCGGCTATACGCTCAACAAATACGTCTTCGACTACGAGGTCTGGGTGTACGCGCGCGTGGACAGCACGGACCCCACCACGAATCCGTATGACCAACTCGACCCCATCCTCGACGCTTTGGACCTCGCAATCAACGGGAGCCCGGCAGTCGGACTGAACAATTTGAGCGGCTTGGTCGACAACTGCCGCATCTCCGGCAAAGTCTTCCTCGCGGATGGAACGGACAACGGACAGGCAGTGATCAGGGTGCCCGTCCTCGTCATCACCGGAACCTAGATATTGAAGGGATTATTGACGGAGGTTCTTGAGCGTGTCGAATACCTACAGCACCCAAATTCAGTTTGGCGCAGGGTACGTCTACGGCTTGAACCTCGGCTCTTCCTACGGTGCCGCGCCATCGCTCATCGTTCCCGGCCGGTTCATCACCATCCAAGATTCATCGGTCGACATGACGTTCACCGTCAAAGAACTTCTCGGTGCGACTGAGTTCGCCGAAGACCTTGCCTCGGCCTCGAAGAAAATCACCGGCAAGATCACGACCGGGCGTATCGACCTGAACCTGCTGAACCAGTTGGTGTTTGCCGACGTCTTCAACACGGGCGAGATTGAGGCGATTGCGAACCTTGAGCCGCATACCATCGCCACTTCACCGACGGACACAGTGCAGGTCACGAACAACACGACCTTCGTGCAAGATTTGGGCGTCTTCTACGCAAACCAGTTCAACGGCAATAACGCCATCCAGCTCGTTCCTGTCGCCTCCTCGCCAGCGCAGGGCCAATACGTCGTGAATCCCGCCACGGGCACTTACACCTTCAATGGCGCCGACGCTGGACAAGCCGTGCTGATCTCCTACGAATACACCGCGACCTCTGGCCACTCGCTCACGATGACGAACAAACTCATGGGCTCGGGTCGCCCGGTTTTCTCGATTTACTTCTCGCAGCCGTACAACGGCAACAACGACATGCTGATTTACTACGCGCGCGCGACGAAGCTCAACATCCCGCAGAAGCGCGAGGATTACCTCATCCTTGAGATCGATTGGATGGCCTCAGCGAACGCTGCTGGGAATGTCTTTACTTGGTGCTCCCCGGTTTAGTATCATCGGTCCCTCGCCACTGCCGCCGCTTGACGGCAGAAAAAGATGAGCGTCCTGCTCGTCGAACAAAAATCCATTCGAGGTGTCGAATGCCTTTCTTTCGCAAGCGTGCGGTAACCCAGGACGGCGTGACCGTCATGGTGTCCGGACTTCTGAATCTCCAAGTCGAAGAATTTCTTGCCTCACAGCAAGCCATCTTCGAAGACAAGGAAACTCCTGCAACGGACCGCGCCAAGAAACTCGAAGAGACCTGGCTCGCGTTCGTATGCCAGGGAATGAAGAACGCCAACCCCGAATCCGCCGTGGATCCGAAATCCGTCTTGCTGGATTACGAGAAGCAGTTCCTCCTCGATGTAGTGAAACCGGTCATCATGGAGATGAGCAACATCGGCATGAGGGGGGAAGTTCTGAGCGCGTAGACTTCGCCGAACTGCGCGCTTTCCTGATGGTGGCGATGAAGTGGACGCTCGAAGAGTTCGACAGGACGCCGTTCTTTTTGACGGTCGAGTTGATGGAATACTTCGCTGACCATCCAGCGGAGCACATTCTGCTCGCGGCGCAAGTCGGATGGAAACCGAAGAACAGGAAGAAAGTGAAGCGCGGATACGAAAACGAATCGGAGTTCAAAGCTGCCGGGCTCCTGCCGACTCCGAAGAATACCGCACCGGACGAGCGCGGACTTCCGGAGTGGGTCAGGACCGTGAGACAGCAGGAAAGAGTCAAGAAGATGGCTGCGGCAATTCAGGGAAAGAAACCGAATGCCTGACGATTCAGTAGTCGTACAAGTTGGGGCTGACATCTCGGGCCTAAGCTCCGGTCTTGCCGGAGCAAAAGCGGAGATGGCCGAAACCGCCACCGCAGCCGAGCGAATGGCCAAGCAGTTCATGGCGAGCGGCCTCACCGCCAACGAAGCTGCTGCCGCTCTCAAGAACTTAGGCTACTCGGCGAAGGATGCAGCCGCGGCCGCAGGACTCCTCGCTACCGCACAATCAGAAGCGAATGTCGCCGTCACTGCCTCTGTGGCATCCATGTCCGGCCTTGAGCGCGCATCCGCGATGGCTGGCGCACGCATCGCCGGAGAATTTGTTCCCGGTCTCGGAATGGCTGGCTACCAAGTTGGCCGCGTCGCCAGCATGTTGCCGGGAATCGGCACGCTCTTCGCCATTGCTTTCCCCGTAGCGCTCATTGCTTTTGCTGCCGAAAAAATTAAGGAGTTCAATGACAACCTCCTCAAGACTCAAGAGGAGATGACTGATCTCACGATCAAGACGCGCGACAGCGCTGGCGCGATAGAACTCCAGAACCTGAAACTCGAAGATGAAATTTCGACGCTTGAGAGAAAGCCAAAGCGGAACGCGCTGCTCGAAGCGCTCGAAGAGAGCAAGGAAGAAGCTGATCGGGTGGGGGAGGCAATCGCGACAGACCTCACGAAAATGAGGACGCTGCTCGAAGCGGGCACGGGGATATTCTCACAACTTTTCGCCGGGAAAGCCAACGAGTCGGTTCTGGCCGATGCAATCAAGCCGATCGAGCGCCAATATCAGCTCGCGGTCCTGGCGCAGGATCAGACCGCCGAGAGGAATGCGCTGCTCGAGGCGCAAGCAACGATCCAGAAAGCAATCACGGATGAAGAAGCGCAACAAGTTCAAATCATCCAAGGCGTGAGCGGACGGACGTTCACCTTCGGGCGCGAACCGGACGTGAAGGCAGTTCAGGATTACAAAGAAGCACTCTCGCAGGTCCAAAGCGAGTTGAAGGAACTCGATGCCCTCACCGTCAACACAAACCTGCATACGCACCTTGGCTCTCTCCAAGCGGCGAAGGACATTGACGATTACTGGATAAAATTCGTCCAGAAGCCGGAGAAGCCAATCGACCGCGAGGCATATTTCAAGGGCTTGGTCCTCGCCGCGAAAGAAGCCAACGAGCAGATGCTTGAGGACCGCGCGGTCACCGACAAGCAGATGTCTGACAACATGGCGCGAGTCGGCAAGCAAGAGATGGAAATAAATATCGCGAATGCGAAGGAAGTGGAGGCAGAGGTTCAGACCGTGATGAAAGGGGCCGAGGCTGAGCGCGCCGCAGCTTCGGGCGGAGCCGTAGGGCCATTTGCCAAGCTGATTGATTCTGCAGCCGCGGCGCATGAAATGGAAATCATCAGAAATGAGATGCAGAAAGTCCAGGATGAGATTGGTCGCCTGAAAGGAAGCATGGCCGAAATCCAGAGGCAACCATTTCTCAGTGAATCCGACGAGGCCATCCTGAGAGCGTACCAGGGCGAACTCAAGAACATGGTCGGGCTCCTTCAGCAACTCGGCACAAAATATGCGGAACTTGGAAGGCAAGTTGAAACGGCAAGCCAAGGAATGCAGCACGCGGCAGATGTCGCGTTCGATAACTTCAACCAAGGTTTCATCCGGATGCTCGAAGGCGGTCAGACCTTCGGGCGCACGATGCAGCAAGTCTGGACTCAGATGGCGACGACATTCATCTCTTCAAGCCTCCGCATTTTGGAGCAGATGATCGTCAACGCGGCTCTCCAGAAATCCATTGCGGCGAACACGAAGCTTTCAGATGCCGGTGCCGCCGCGCGCCACACCTACGCAAGCGCTTCCGCGATTCCTCTTATCGGCTGGATTATTGCGCCAGTCGCTGCCGCCGCCGCTTTCGCTGCCGTCCTCGCCTTTGAAAAGGGCGGTCTGGTTCCTGGAGGCCGAGGCGAGGCCGTCCCAGTAGTTGCTCACGCTGGCGAGGCAGTGCTACCCGCGAAGCTCACGAACTTTCTGGTGAACGCCGCATCGAGCGGAGCGGCATCTGGAAACGCGGGTCGCTCCATCAACGTGAACTATTCTCCGACAATCCACGCGATCGACACGCGCGGAGTCTCCGATATGATGCGCGAGCACGCTTCCATAATGGCTGAAGCGCTGGCTGGGGAGTTGCGGCGGAGGAATGCAGCGTGAGCAACGTGATTTTTCCGGCACCTGTCGCTCAGTCGTGGGGCGTGACCTGGCCGATAAAAAAATCGCCCAGCTACAAAACTTTGCAGCAAACGCCAGCGAACAACCGTGGAGAAGTCCGGATCTCTCTGACGCCCTATCCAATTTGGGTGTGGGAACTCGACCTTGACTATCTCAAGGGCGACATGTCGACAGGCAGCGTCAATAGCTCGTTTCAGGAGATCACTGGCTTCTTCGGTCAGATGCAGGGAGCGGCAAGCGACTGGCTCTATCAGGACCCCTACGATAATTCCTGCACGGGCCAGATTCTCGGCTACGGCGACGGCACGACGCAGCAGTTCCAGCTCGTCCGCAACACAGGCGGCATGGTCGACCTGATGCAAACTGCGCTGCCGTCGGCTGTCTATATCAACGGAACAGCCCTCAACCCTGGGCCACACTCAAGCGGAAACCAGTGGTACTGCGGAATAGAAAATCTGCTTCTGCAGTCACAAGCGCTCGGGACGACACCTTGGAGCGAGACGAGCACGACGGTCACGAACAATGCGACGTCGGCACCGGACGGAAGCACGACCGCAACGGAACTTGCCTTCTCCTCCAAGGCCGCAAACGTCTTTGTCGGGGTGCTTCAAACGGCCAGCGTTCCGACCGCACTCCCAGCGACCGTCACCTTCTCCGTCTGGCTTGAGGCTGCGACGACGGGCCTAATCGCTGAAATCTACGTGGAGTCACTGAATGCTGCGGGCCAGGTCACGAACAGCGCAGAGAGCGCCATACATGTGACGACGAGCTGGACGCGGTACTCCATCTCGCTCACCATCGAGCAGCAGCAAGGGAACACTGTCCAAGTCCAGATACGGTCACCCTACGCATCGAGCGAATCGGCTTTCACGATTTATGCCTGGGGTGCGCAGCTTGAGCGGTGGGCCAGCCCGAGCGGCTACAATCCAACGACGACCGCCGTCAACATTCCGCAAGGTCTCGTCACATTCGTCACGGCACCTGCGGCCGGAGCCTCCGTCACTGCCGATTTTTCCTTCTGGTATCGATGCCGATTCCTTGATGATCAGTGGAAGGACCTGTCCGAGGACCTTTACCAAATTTGGAGCTTGCATTCGCTAAAATTTAAGTCGCTGCTTTTGTGAGGGGACATGAAAAAGATACTTTTTTCTTTGGCATTGCTTCTGATTGCGTTTCCCTTGATAGCGCAAGATGCTCCCCGCTCTGTGCTCAAGGCGAGTCCCATCGCTAGGGTCGGCCACTACCTGAATACTCACAAGCGTCTTCTGATCTCGGACGCCATCGTGGTCGCCTCGTTTTCCGCAGACGCCGCAAGCTCGGTCCACTGCCAGCACTCCTCACCAGCTTGCCTCGAACAAAATTCCATCGTCGGCCCGCGTCCGAATGAAGTGCAGACCTGGGGCTGGTCGACACTCGCGATGGTTTCAGTCGTCGGAGGCGACCATCTTCTCTGGTGGGCGGCAAACAAAGAGGACCAGCCAGTCCGCAACATCATCTGGATTCCGACTATTGCCATCGGAATCAGCGAATGCTTCAACATCCGAAACAACGTAAATACGGCGGAGTTTCTTGAGCCGCACGGCGTGGGCGGGAAGGGCTGCAGTACACCTCCCTGTCCGGCCGGAATCGCATTCGCCCGCGCAAGGTTGGCGCAGCCCTGATGTCGAAGAACGTCCCGACGGCACTCTTGGATTTCCTACTTTCTATGAATGAGTATAACCGCGCCGACCTGTTCCAGATCACGCTTCAGAACGGCCAGAGCATTTTCTCAACGACCGCGGAACTCCCCATCGTCTTCGGGGGCAACACCTATTATCCATCCCGTTACGGCACTTGGCAGCGCGGGTCTATCCAGTCCGAAGCGTCCTATTCGCCGAAGTCGAACAGCATGGCCCTTTCGGTAAGCGTGGACCCGAATTTTCTCCCGCAAATTGTCTATCCGGGCAGCCAGACTCCACTGATGGAGACGGTTGCCGCAGGGCTGTTCGATGCCGCGAAAGTGACGGTGGCTACGGTCTATTGGGCCATCGGCGAGGCACCAGCCGTCGGAGTGGCACGCGGCTCGGTTGTTTCCTTCCTCGGGCAGATAACGAAAATCAGCGACCTCTCGCGCGACAAGTGCGATTTCGAAGTGGCCGACATGCTTTTCCAGTTGAACCTCTTCACTCCGCCGAATCTCATCCAGAGCGCGTGCCGCCATCAACTCTTCGACGGCGGCTGCACGTTGCTCAAGACAAACTTCCAACTCACGAACTCTGCGGCTTCCGGCAGCACGGCTCTTCAGATCAATCTTTCCGTCGGAGCGAATACGGCGAGTTGGTGGAACGGGGTCATTACCTTCACACAGGGATACGTCACCTTCACGAGCGGACAGAATGCAGGACTCTCGGGCTATATCAAGAACCTCAACAGCAACACGCAGATTTTGCTTTCGGCCCCCATGCCGTTTCCGATCGCGGTCGGAGACACATTCACAATGTACGCCGGGTGCAGAAAAGATTTGGTCATGTGCAACAGCGGCTTCGACAATCTTATAAATTTCGGAGGGACTCCCTACGTTCCTAACCCAGAAATCGGGATCTGAGCGGCTGCGACTCATCGAGGCCGCGAAAGGATGGATTGGCACGCCGTACCATGACCGCTCGGACAAAAAGGGCGTCGGCTGCGATTGCGCCGGCTTCCCAAAAGGCGTGCTCGTTGAAGCTGGACTCATCGAGGATTTTTCTTTGCCCTTTTGGGACCCGCAGCAATGGCTCAAGAAAAACTACGAGGACAGGCAGTACCTTGACATGATGCTCGTCCTCACCGACGAAATTGAAGAGAGGAACGTGTTGCCAGCAGACTTCGTTCTCTATCGCGTGGCTCGCAGCTTCACACATGGAGCCATTGTCATCGAGTGGCCGAACTTCGTGCTTCATTGCATCAAGGGCCGCGGTGTCGTCGGCTCGCACGGAACGAACGAGGGATTCATCAAGGGGAGGGAGCGGAAGTTTTTTCGCCTAAAAAGATGGGCCTCTTAGGACAGCGGCCGGCGTACATCGCAACCCGTCTCAATGGCGTCCACATGGGGCAAGCCCTGCTTGGTGTGCCCATTCCGATTTTGATGGGCCAGCGGCGCATCGGCGGAAAACTTCTTTGGTACGGAGATTTCACATCAAAGAAAGCGCAGCAGCCGGGCGGCTCTGGACTCGCAAAGGGAGGAACGGAATACGTTTACTCGGCATCGGTGATTCTCGGGCTTTGCCAGGGCGTCTGCGCCAATCTGTTGAGTGTTTGGGACAGCACTGGAAAATTTGTTGTCGACAGCACATCCGAGACGTACACGGTCACTGGAGGCTCGCCCAGCTATACCGTCTCCGAAGCTGCGCTTTTCACGCAAGATCAGGGCGTGGGCTACGCGTCGGCGTACAGCGTCGGCGTAAATGACTATGGCTCTCCGGGCCCAGTCACCCTTTCCGGCACGCAGCAAATCCCGATGGCGCTCGTTTCCAGCGCGCCGGGATCCGGGCAGTACACCGTTGACCCGACGACCGGGACGTACGGATTCTCGTCGTCTGATTCCGGCAAAGAAGTCACGATTACCTACACGTTTTACCGCTACGCGAACATTGTCGAGCAACTCTCGGTCGTCCCGTTCGTGGGCCCTTACGTCGTCACGGTCGATAACCAGCCCTACTTCGGCGTTGACGAAGGCGTCGAATACTATCCGTCCGGAATTCCGCTCACGAAAGTCAGTGGGACGCCCTCCACGGGTCAGTACAACCCGAACGGAGGGAATTACACTTTCGCCGCTGGCGATGCTGGGCAGGGCGTCACGATCAATTATTCCTACAACAACCCGAACGTCGACAACAACGCGCCGAACAGGCTCAACTTCACTTTTTTCGAGGGGGCACAAGGTCAATCCCCCTGGTCCTATCTCACGACGAAGCATCCTGGCGAAGCGCTGGGCTACACGCAGTTGGCCTTCATCGGCAGCATCGGACTCTACCTGGGATATTCGCCGGAGATTCCCGCCTACAGCTACGAAATCCTCGGTCCTTACGCCTTTGGCTCTGGAATCCCCGATTGCTGTCCATCCGACTGCATCGAGGCAATTCTGTCCGACCCGATCATCGGAATTGGCTTTCCGTCAGCTTATATCGCATCGAGCCTTCAGGGAGTCTCTCGGAATTTTTGGCTCGCCAACAATTTCTTCATCAGTCCCTATCTCGATACGCAGCGCAGCGTTTCTTCAGTGGTCGGAGAGTGGTGCGAGGCTGGGCAAGTCGCGAATTTCTGGTCCGAAGGTTTGATGAAATTCATCCCCTACGGGACGACTTCCGCCATCGCAAACGGCGCGCAGTTCACTCCCCCGACGACTCCGGTTTATTCCTTCACGGATAGCGACTACATCACGGATGGAACCGAGGCGCCGATCAAGGTGAGCCGCTCGGCGTGGCAGGACGCCTACAACAAGGTCGAGGTCCAGTGGAGCGTCCGCACGAACGATTACAACACGGATGTCTGCCCAGAGCAGGACGATGCAGCCATTCAGATGTTCGGTCTCCGGCTTGAACCTCCGAAAAGTTATGACTTCATCTGCACTCTTCCTGCGGCGCAGTTCGCGGCGAACATGCGCGTGCAGCGCAACGTCCACATCCGGAACACCTATTCCTTCCGTGTGCCGAGCAATTTCATTTGGCTCGACCCTATGGACGTGATCGAAGTGAGCGATTCGATTCTCGGGCTAAGCCAAACTGCGGTGCGAATCATCAAAATGCTCGACGATCCGCAAAAGGGAATTACGCTCACTTGCGAAGACTTTCCTTGGGCGACGGGCAACCCAAGCCTCTATCCGAAACAGCCGACGGTGCCCTCGAGCATTCTCTCTCTGGGCCAACAGGCTCCCGGCAATACGAATCTCCTCGTGCTCGAACTCCCTGACAGGCTTGGCTTCTACCAGGGCGATATTCTCTATCTTTTTGCGAGCGGCAACACGCCGAACTGGGGCGGCTGTGTCGTCTGGAAAGCACTGGGCACTGACATCTGCTTCATCACCAATGTCTCTGCCTCGGGCGGGACGCTGACCGTTACCGGCAACAACGCTGGGACGAGCCCTGTCCAGGCTGGCGACATCGTTACGTTCTTCAACCTGAGCGGTGCTGCGGCAGTCCTCAACGGCGAGAGCGTGACCGTAGCGACTGCAACTTCGAGCGGATTCACGGCCTCCTATTCCAGCACGATCTCGAGCACCGCAACGAGCGGGTTCGCCTCAGCGATGTCGGGATTTGCTGTCCTCGGACAGGTGACAACGTCTGCGCGCATGGGCGTACTCTCCGCTGGACTTGCTGCCTATTCCGGAACGAACCCCGATACGACCGATACACTTGCCGTCACGATGAACGAGCCAAGCGCCACGCTCGCTAGCGTCTCGGCAGCGACGGCCGCGCAATCCTTCCCGGCTACACTCTCGGCGATCATCACGGCTGCTCCAGTGGAGAGCGCTGGGCCGGACATCGCCACCGCTGGCCAGGACAACGGTGGACCGAACGCCTGGAGCAATCCTGGTAACGTGGGCTCGACCTCGTCCTACGCCACGGTATCCATTCCCCACTCAGCCGGTTCGAACGTTCTTCAAGCCTCCGGATTCTTCGCTTCGAATCCATTGCCAGCGGGGGCGACGCTCACCGGCATCGCGGTAAATTTTAATGGCTACTGCGGGTGGTTTCCAACTGGGGGTTCCCCTGGAAATTGCACCGTGCAACTAGGGCAGTCAGGCTCAGCGATTGGGACGGCCGAGACGATTGACACCTACGGGACATCGCCGCACGGAAACAGCGCTGGCGGCCCTACGAGCCTTTGGGGCCTAAGCTCCGCCCCAACTTTAACCTCCCTTGACGTTCTGATTTATATGTTCGACGGCTCGCTTTCTGGCAGCACGACGGGCGAAATCAACGACGTCACCGTAACCGTTTACTACACGCTTTCGGCGCCAGCCGCCGAATTCCTCTCCTATGAGACTGCGACCCTGACGTCTGCCGGAACGCCGCCCGGAGGGCCGTCGTACGACCTCACGACTCTTTACCGCGGACTTATGGACAGTGACGCGGCAGCGCACCTCACTGGAGATGTTTTTGTCCGGCTCGATGATGCCTCGCTCACTTATCAGTACGACCCGTCGCTGGTCCGGCAGTACATCTTTCTCGCTGCGACATCCTTCAACAGCTACGGGAACCAGCAGCAAGAAATTTCCGAAGTAACGATTGTGCCCGTTCTCTTGCAAGGGACCGGACCCGGCACGACAAACCTCTCTGTCGGCTTTCTCCAAACGCACGTCGGGACGATTCCCCCAATTTTCAGCGGCTCGCTCAGCTACAGTTCGACGACAACCTCGATCACTTGGTCGTGGACGAGCCTCGCTATCTATCGCCCGGACGGGACGACGACCTCGATCCCGAATGGTTCGGTCGTGGTGACGGACCTCACAGCCAACACGACGTACTATTTCTATCCCTATTACGACGAGACGAATGAAATCATCAACTTCGTCGCGGGAGGAGTCGGGAACAGTGCACTCGGCGCAATCGCTCAAACGGCGAAATCGAACGTAGCCCTTCAGGGGCAAACGATGTCCGGATTCGCTCCGCTCTCGATCGGCGCCATGTCGGCAGCGACCCCCTCAAGCGGGAGCGGCGGTGGTTCCGGCGGTGGCACGGGAGTTTGCCTTAAGAGCACAGCGGTCGTGAAGGAAAGGACGAAAGGCGTCGTGCCAATAGCGCGCTGCGCGGTCGGAGATTGGCTGGATGGGCCAGACGGATGGACTCAAATCACGCGAATGGCCATCGTCCCCAACGAAATCTTCATCATGGCGAAGGTCGATACCGGGGATGGCGTCATGGTCACCCCGACTCATCCGTTCCAGACGGTCACGGAGAACGGCGAAGAAGCTGACTGCTGCGCCAAGGACCTCACGCTCTCGCATCTATTGAAATTGCGAGGCGGGAAAATTTCGCCCGTGCGCCACGTTTCGGTGATCAGGGATCCCGGAGGGAAGAAGGCGGTCGTGACCTGCGAACCATCGAGGCTCTTTTACGCCGGCCAGCTCAACCCGAACATCGTGACGCACAACGTGGTGCCGACATCGTGACGAAAATCTACGCCATCTGCGACAGGGAAGCCTACGCGAAATTCAAGGACCATTTCTGCCCGCAGAACGGCTCGCACTATATTGAGCTTGAAAGCGGCCGGGTGCTGGTCCTCGCCTTCTTCCACAAGGAGGAGAATGAACACGCGTTCTCCATGCTGGCTGGGGTCGACGTGCTTCCTGATGCTTTTTTCAGTGACGGGCGATTGCAAGCCGAACATGCCGAGGAACTTAGCGAACTAGGGTTGCCGGAGAGTCCGACAACGTTCCACGTGGCGAAGGCGGCCGCGAAGAGGCATCCGCTGATGAAATTGCGTTCCTGGCTCTAGCTCCCAAGATATTCAAGGGTTTGATGAGACCCGAATGGGCAAACTACGCCTGCTCTTCGCTGCGATCCTCCTCTGCTTTCTTCCCTTGACGGCAAACGCGCAAGGGCCGAGTCTCACTACGGTCAACGGAACTTTTTACTCCTCAAACGGCCAGCCAGCGAACGGCACGATCACGATTTCGACTCCCATCGCTTTTCTTTCTGCTGACGGCTACCCAGTTCCGTCGAGAGTGAACACGACCGTCCCGATAACGAACGGTGCCTTCAGCGTGCAGCTCGTGCCGACGGTCGCATCCACGCCGGGCGGCGCGTACTACATTGCTGGATACAATTTCGCCGGAGGTTCCTACTCCGAGTATTGGGTCGTCCCGTACTCTGCGACGCCTGTCGGAATCCTGCAGGTGCGTGCGGCCGTGCCGCCCCTTCCGACGATTTCGATTCCCATCGCGCAACTGACGCCGCCGATCAACTGCATCTCCCTCGGCGGATTGATTCAGTGGACGTCCTCGGGTTGGACCTGCAATCCGGGGGCCTCCGGAATCGCATCCGTCACTTGGTCGCTGCCGGCTTTCATGTCCGCAACCCCGAGCACGATTTCAAGTTCGGGCACGCAAACGTTTTCCTTTACCGACGAATCGCAAAATTATTTTCTCGCTGGGCCCTGCACTGGAGGTGCTGGCCCAGTGGGATTCCGCGCGATATGTGTCGGCGACGTTCCGACGCTGAACCAAAGCACGACGGGCAACGCTGGCACGGCAACAGATTTGAGCACCACTGGATCGAATGGGACCTTCTGGGGAGTTTCGGGCGGTGTGCAAGGCTGGTATACACCTGCGGGAAGTGGCAATTTCACCGTCAGCGGCGGCGCGCAGTATTACATCACAGACTTCACGACCTCAACGACAGGAAGCGGAATCGCACCGTCCTCCGCTTCGTACGCGCTAGTTTCAAACGGGCTCACGTCGTACCCTAGCTTTCAGTACCTTCCAGTCGGGAGCGTGGGGAGTTCAGGGCTAAGCGGCAGCGCTCCGATCTCTGTCGCCGCCACCGGGGCGATTTCGTGCCCCGCGTGCAATACGTCCAATGCCACGGTTTCGACATTCAGTGCCGGAACCCTATCGCCCCTCTTCACAACGAGCGTGGCCACTGCGACGACGACTCCAGCTCTGAGCTTCACGCTCTCGAATGCCGGAGCGTATACCGTTTTCGGAAATCCAGGGGGCACATCCACGTCCCCCTCCTTCACCGCGAACCCTGCGGTTTCCTCGATCGTACTTGAGGGCTCGAGCAGCGGTTCATTCACACTCAGTGCCACAGCGACGGGGAGCGGTCTCAACCTCGGAAGCAATGCCT